TAGTATCTGTTTGAAATTGTGCATGACAGCATAAATAAAAATTACCAGTTAATCCTCCAAAAATATGCATCCAAGGAAGTATACAACCTTTAATTTTATTGTTTGGGAATTGTACGTCCTGTTGCAGGGAAGCCTCCAAAGTGTATAGAATTATTTCTAATAGTACAAGCTAATATATTCTTACCACATATATCACCTTCAGGTCCAGATGCAGTTGTGTTATCAACACCAATAGGATTATTATTAGCAGTAAGAGTAGTACCAGGTATAGTACCACCTGCAGGACCAGGATATTGACACTCTTCACCTTTGTATTGCCATTGACAGGTATTTTTATAATATTTACGTCTGGGAGTTACTTGTTTAAAATATTGCAACCAAGTAACTAAATTAAAGGATGCTACTTGTGGTCCTAATTCTTCTAATTGATCTATTTTAAATCTATCTTCTATATAAGATTCTGTATCTACATCATCATTAATAATATAAACTTCATCTCCTACAGCAGTATTTGACTCTAAAGGGTTTGATAAGAATAAAAATCTATTTTCTTCTATACTTACTACAGAGGCATTAGTAGATCCTTTTACGGACTTTACAGAGTCTCCTATTCTATAAGGCATAGCATTATAAACTTCTATAACATTTCCTGTAAGATATTTAATGGAACTATGTTCGGGCCATACATCTAAAAAATTAGCAAAAGTAGTTTTAATATTAACTACAGCCCCTGATAGATCTCTAGAATCAGTTTTTAAGTCTTGCCAAGTTCCATTAGTAAGTTCTGTCTGATCTTTAGTATAGGAAGCATTAGATTGTCCATAGGTTCCTTCTATAGTAGCACTATAAAGTAAATTATTAGCTCTTGCTCTAGTTAGGGTATCAAAAGCAATCTCACCTACATTACCTACTTCTGCAGGAGTAAAGTTAATAGTTCGTGGATCAATACCGTGACAAGGTATACCATTAACATTAGCTACACAAGAATTACTAATATTATTACCTACAATATATGGATCTTCAACTATTGCTGATATAATGTTATCTACATTAAATACTGTTAAAGTAAGTTCATTAATTTGGCCATCAGTTGCTTGACTAATACTAGATATATCTACAGGAAAAGGTATATATGAATCTCCATCATAAGTTACATTATATTGTAAATCAGAAACTAAATCTCCTGCTACATCTGCAAATTTTATAGGAAAATTAGTGGGCCAAGCCCTACCCTCTCCATCATTAGTAGGATTACCTTCAGGAGTGGTAGGAAACCACTCTCCTGGATAATATATTTCATATAACCTTACTATAGGATTTTGTGTAAATGCATTTTTTGCTGCTATAAATGGGCTAGGAGCCTGTGAAGAAATAGTAGTACTACCTGTAATTTGTTCACTAGACCATACATTGGACTTAAAAGGTACAGAAAGAGTATTTAATGCTCCATTAGCATTTTTACTTATCACAGCTGATTTAGATTGTATAGTTTCATTAGTATGAAATTCTTGCAGTACATTATTTAATTTAATTTTTAATTGATCAGTAGTTACATTAACATTAGCTATAAAACCTACGGTCCCACTGGCAGATCCTACAATAGAGTTACCAGGTACAAAAGGTCCAGCATCGGCAACAGTTAAAATTACATCGTAGTTTCTAGCACTCATTAGTCAAATGTCTCTTTCAAATTAAAACTCACAGTAAAAAAATTCTCTGTCAAAGCTGTTCCTGCAGATAAAACTTGAGTTATAGCTAAAGCTCCATCAAATCTTGTAGTTATTATACCACTCTCATTTAAATGTGACAAGTCAAAACTAAAAGATTCAAATGTTCCACTTCTAGCATTATAAAAATTCTCAATAGCAGTTCTTTCTACTCCTGTAATATTAGTATACTGTAATTTATAACTACGAAGAGGTCTTCTAGACTGTAATCTTCTTTTTTCATAACCAGCTTGAGAAGTAAAAGTTTCTACACCGAACACTTTCTCAGTAGAAAAACCCGCATCAGGTTTTCTATCTGCCATAGAATTAAATCTATCAGTTTCTGTAACTTCTGCATCAAATACTCGCACAGATAAAGTATCTGCAATATCTGCAGCCCCTAAAGGTGCGCCACCTACAACAGTAGCAGTAGTGGGAAAAGCTTGACCAGGTGCAGTAGCACCTCTAAGTTTAGCTACTTTTGCTAAACGCATATATTCCATTTTACCTTTAAAACGTTCTTGACTTGCAGCAGACCCTCCAGCTACTGCAGCATTAGCTCCTATAACTAAAGGACCAGAAGAAAATTTATTAACACTAGGAGTATATGCTACATTACCTACTAAAGAATTTTGTACATATAAACGAAGTCTAGAAGTTACTTTATCATAGGATACCGCTACATTATAGGTAGTTCCTCCATTACAGTTACCTCCATATACTTCTGTCATTGCTCCTTCATGATTTACTACGAATCCTACCTTAGAATTTGTACCAACAGTTCTTAACATATAGTAGTTAGAAGAATTTTGAAAACGAGATAATAAAGTTTGGTTTGAGCTCATACTAGCACCTGAGTCAGGTGTTACTATAGTATCAATAGTAAAAGAAGTTTCTTCTCCCACAGCAAAGTCATCACTAGAAGCTGTACTTATATATTTAGTAGCATCTAGTACTACGTTACTTGCACTAAATGTAGCAGATCCTGAGTTTATAGCTACGGTATGTGCAGAAGGGCTTATATCTGTTAAGTTAGAAGCAAAATTAGTTAAAAGTTTAACAGCGCTTTTATCGCCTATGTCTATACCGCCATTACCTAAAGCTGTAGAAGGAAAACTATAAGCAGAAGTTTGTTGAAAGATACCACTAACATATACCATAAAGTCACTACTAGATGATACATTGACACCTGCAGGAAGTGAAAAAGATTCTGTTATACCATTAAGGGTAAAGTTATTGCCATTTACAGTTACAGTATCACTAGCATAGTCTTGAGCAACTACTTTAGGAAATTTTCTAAGTATTCTAAATGTACTAGGAAATGATATAGTTTTTATTATTAATTGAGTAGCATTGGGAGCTATTAAAAAAGTAATAGAATCACCACCAGCTGCTAAACTATAAGAACTAGTAGACTGTAAGACTCCTTCTTGAAAAGCAGTAACTTCTCCTTTATTTGTAACAGTACTAGGTAATGCAAATTCTCTAGTAGTACTTGTATTATTATATGTAGTAGTACCTATAACAGAAAAAGCTGTTATAGGGGCTATAGCATCATCAGGGTAAGTAGCGGTACTCATAGTCTATTTCCTTATCAATTTCTCATGGCTTGTCTAATAGGTCCGTTAGATTTTAAATCACGCATAACAACATCAATAACAATTTTATCTGTATCAATTTTAGGTGTACCTTGCTGTTCTGCTGACTTTGGTTCACCATTATTAACAATATTAAATTGTACGTTACCCATACCACCAGCGCCAGTAGCATTCATTTTACCTAGCCTACTATGTCCAATAGATTTAGCAGCTGTTTTACGTATTACAAATTCTCCAGGTTCTAACATGGCAGGTACACGGTCACGGAGTGAATTAACTTGACCACCTTCTGCCATGTGACGGACAGGACCACCACTTGCTAGAAAACCAGCAAATGATTTTATAAGACTATCAGACACTGCATTAGTCATAGGCTCAATAAGACTTTTTTGAAGTATTTGTTGTTGAATATCAAACAACATCTGAATAAATAGTTCACCAATACCTTCTATAATAGGTTTACCTTGTTGAATATTAGTTAAAAATGACATTACAGCATTACCTAGGGTATCAGATATAGTAAAGGCTATACCTCTGCCTAGCTCGACCATGCGTGCTTTAGCTGATAAGTCATATTCAGCAGCTTCTCTAGCTAATCTATATGCTTCTTTAGCTACTGAAGCTTCAACACCTAATTCAGACATTTTAGCAGCGAAAGCTTCTTGATTAGCCGTTTTTTCTAAGTCTATATTTTCTAATTTTTTAGCAATTATATTAGCTTGGTCTCGTGCTTCTAATTCTAAAAATGCTGTCTCTCTATCTTCTTCTGCTATTTTCATATTGTTAATTGCTGCTAATTGTAATAGCTCGTTTTCAAGTTGTGCTTGTCTAATTAGTCTGGCTTTTTCATCTTTTGCTGCTATATCCTCTGCAGTACCTTTTTGTGCTGACTCTATATTACCGGACATCTCTAATCTACCCCCAGCACTACCAAGTAAGCCGTCAATTACGTCTGACATTAGCTCAGTAGGAGTTTTAGCATTAGGATTGTTCGAGCCAACACCATATAAATCTTCTGGGTCAAAAGTTATTTTCATTGCTTTTAACACCATTTCAGTTATCTCGGCATATCTAGTTAAAAATTTATCGTCAGCTTCTATTCGTAATTTAAGATTCGTAAGAGTATCAATATTTGCTTGTATACCTACATCTCTATTTGCACGAGCTATTTCAGCTTGTTTAATAGCTAGATTTTTTTGTGCTTCAATACCGGCTTTATTCTCTTTTACTTTATCTATTTCCAGTTGTTTTGCAGCTTCTAATTGTTCTCTCTCAGCTCTAACAATTCCTAAATTAGCTTCTCTTGATATTCTTGCAAGATTAGTATCCTCTATTTGTTGTTTTTGTTCCACCTCAAGAATTTTTCTTCT